GACAGGCGTTGAGTATTTTAAAATATTACAAAGAACTGGATGAAAAGGAGCCTGAAACTAATGAGTGAAAAGCTAAGAGAAATGCTTAGAAGACACGAAGGGGTTAAAAACTTTGTGTATCTATGTAGTGAAGGTTACGAAACAATAGGCGTAGGCCGAAATATCGCAGACTCTGGCTTGGGTCTTTCTGATGATGAAGTTGATTACCTGCTAGATAACGATATCAAACGTGTAAAAGAAGAACTTTCCGATGAGTATTATTGGTTTGGTGGCCTTAATGAAGCAAGACAACACGCCATGATAGATCTATCTTTTAATCTTGGTCAGACCAGATTGAGAGGGTTTAAGAAAGCTCTGGATGCTATGGCTACTGAAGACTTTGATAGAGCTGCCGATGAATTCATGGACAGTAGGTGGGCGGAACAAGTTAAGGGTCGCGCACCAGAAGTTACTGAAATGATACGAACAGGAGAATACGCTTAATTATGTATAAGATGTGGTAAGATTGTATTCGATGATGTAATATCTTGCTACATGAGTGAAATCGATGTAGTTCAGTACACGCAAAAGGTCATTCGTGAGCGACAATCGCAAATAAATGACGTGTTAATCGGAGGCTCTGTTAAAAATATGGAACAATACCGAGAATGCATGGGTGAACTACGCGCCTTAGAATATGTTCTGGGAGAAATCTCAAGAATGTTAGAAAATCAGGAATTAATAGATGGCTGAAGCTTCAGAAGAAAAATCCGGTATTTTAGACGACTGTTATGTTGCTCCAGAAGACCGCGTGTTAGACCCTTCCCTTATTGATTCATCTGCAATAGATAGACTTCCCCAACCTACTGGTTGGCGTCTTCTAATCTTACCTTTTAGACCACCCAATAAAACAACGGGTGGTATTTATCTTCCCGATAAAGCTGTGGATGATTCGGCAATACAAACTAACGTAGGTTACGTTTTAAGACTGGGACCTCTTTGTTACAAAGATCAAGAAAAGTTCCCGGGAGAACCTTGGTGTGCTGAAAAAGATTGGATCATCTTTGCTCGTTACGCCGGTTCTCGCTTTCGTTTAAACGAAGATACCAAAGCCGCTTTTGGTAGTGAGGTTCGGATTTTAAACGATGACGAAGTGTTAGCTGTTATTCAAGATCCAAACGATATTTTCCACAACTAAGGACAAGATCTATGGCAAAGACCGCGCATGAGGCCGATGACGGCCAAGTAAATTTAGATTTTGATGAGGAACCGCAAGAAGTAGTACTTCAAGAAGAAGTTACTGCGGAAAAACAAGAGACTTCTGAAGCTGTAGTAGAAACTGCACCAGAAGAAGACGAGGTTTCTCAGCAAAGCAAAAAAGTTCAAAAACGTATTAATCAGCTTACTAAACGAGCTAAAGAAGCGGAAAGGGAGCGCGAAGAAGCTTTCCGTTATGCTCAAGCTGTGCAGCAAGAAAGCGAAAAACTTAAAAGCCGTATGAACAATCTCGATAAAAACTATATCGATGAATACGGTAATCGTGTTATGGCAGAGCAACAGCAAGCACAAGAAGAGCTTAGAAAAGCTTTGGAAATGGGCGACACAGATGCTTCTGTAACTGCTCAGACAAAAATATCGCAATTGGCGGTGGCCGCAGATCGTCACCAACAAGCAAAAGCGCAACGCGAACGACAGCAAGCTACAACAGAAACGCAGCAGGCTCCTGAGTTTAAGGTTCCACAACAATCAGCGCAGCCGATGCAGCCAGCTCCACCACAAGAACCCGACCCTAAAGCAGAAGCTTGGGCGGAAAATAATTCTTGGTTTGGCGATGACTACACTATGACGTTTGCTGCTTTTGGATTACACAAGAAAATGGTCGAAGAAGAAGGGTTTGACCCGAAGAGCGACGACTATTATGATGAACTAGATTCAAGGATGAGAGAGGAATTTCCTCATAAATTTAATGAAGAGGAAACTACTACAACAACACCGCGCCGTACCGCTCAGACAGTCGCCAGTGTTTCTCGTTCTAGCTCATCTGGGCGCGGCAAAAAGGTTCGACTCTCCCCGAGCCAAGTTACGATTGCCAAACGATTGGGAGTGCCACTCGAAGAATACGCTAGATACGTGAAGGAGTAATATATGTCTGATGTTTCAAATGAAGAAATGGCGGCGATTAAAAAGACTTCTCGCGCAAAATCAAATAGGTCAGCTACGGAAAGGCGTAAGCCGTGGCAACCACCGTCTAAATTAGATGCCCCTGAAGCACCGGAAGGGTTTAAACATCGTTGGATTCGTGCAGAAGTACGTGGTTTTGATGACAGAACCAACATTTCTGGCCGACTCCGAGAGGGCTATGAACTAGTCCGCAAAGATGAATACCCTGATTTTGAAGCTCCTGTTATGGACTCCGGTAGATACGAGGGTGTATTTGGTGTAGGCGGGCTGCTTCTTGCAAGAATACCGCTAGAAACGGTTGAAGAGCGGACTGATTATTTTAGAGATCGTCACGCTGATCAACTGGAATCCCTTGATTCGGATATGATGCGAGAAAACGCGCACTCAACAATGGTGATTGACAAACCTGATCGTCAATCACGTGTAACTTTTGGTGGTCCACGTAAGTAAGGTAAGGTAACTTTATGGCAAATCAAGAAACCGCTTACGGTTTACGTCCTATAGGACTTGTGGGCAGTGCAGTTAATTCAACTGGGCTAACTCAATATGAGATAGCTGGTGATAACACTAATGCAATTTACAATTGTGAAATTGTTGTGCCTCTAGCAGGCGGTGTTATTGATCAAGCGGCTGATACGGCTGGCGGAACTACCGCAGCATTAGGCGTTTTGATGGGAGTTGAATATGTTGACTCTGCTCTTAAACGAACCGTATGGAAAAACTATTGGCCCGGATCTAACAACGCAAGTATTGACACGAATCATCCTGTCAAAGCTTTCGTAGCCGATAATCCTATGCAGCTTTATCAAGTTGCAACAGACGCAACCATTACCGATAGAGCGACTGCTCTAACGGCAATTTTTGCGAATGCTACATTAGGAACGTCAGCTCGATCTGGTTCCACAGACACTGGTCACTCAACTTCGGCGTTGAGCGTGTCTTCAATTGCAACTACGGCTACTCTTGGTCTTAAAATCGTAGGTATCGTTGATGACGATGCTAATAGCGATTATTCGGCTGCGGGTATTCCTATGATTGTTAGATTGAATGCACACTATAATGCGCCTAACGCGAGGTTTGACTCTCAAACAACAGCCACTACGACTGGCATCTAAGGTAAAGGAGAAGATTCATGCCTATTACTCGCGCCCAACTGGCGAAAGAGCTTGAACCCGGCCTTAATGCTTTGTTCGGGCTGGAATATGATCGTTATGACAACGAAAGCGGAGAAATCTTTGAAGAAGAGTCTTCGGATCGAGCCTTTGAAGAAGAGGTAATGTTGTCAGGCTTTGGAACTGCCCCTGTTAAATCAGAAGGCAGTGGCATTTCATTCGATGACGCGCAGGAAACTTATACTGCTCGTTATACGCATGAGACCATAGCGTTGGCATTTTCGATTACGGAAGAAGCTATCGAAGATAACCTTTATGACCGACTAGCTGCACGTTATACCCGTGCGCTGGCTAGATCGATGTCTCAAACTAAGCAAATCAAAGCTGCTACCATTCTGAACAATGCTTTTACAGCAGGTGCTTCAGCTATTGGTGATGGCGTTGCATTATGCTCTTCGTCTCACCCTTCTCTGTCTGGTAACCAGCGTAACTTGCTGTCTACTGCGGCAGACTTGAACGAGACGTCTTTAGAGCAAATGCTCATTGACATTGCTGGGTTTACTGATGAGCGCGGCTTAAAAATTGCTGTTCGTGGAATGAAGCTAATCATTCCTAAAGAACTTCAGTTTATTGCTGAGCGAGTTTTAAACTCAAACTTACGACCCGGAACTGCGGATAATGATATTAACGCAGTGAAGTCTATGGGTATGCTGCCTGATGGAGCGGTTGTTAACCACTTCTTGACAGATACCGATGCGTATTTCATTAAAACTGATGCGCCTAACGGCTTCAAAATGTTCCAAAGAACCCCCATTCGCACTGCGATGGAAGGGGACTTTGATACCGGCAACATGCGGTTTAAAGCCCGCGAAAGATATTCTTTCGGGGTTTCTGACTGGCGTGGAGTGTTCGGTACACCCGGAGCGTAGCGAAAGCATAGGGGGCAACGTTGTTGCCCCTTTGTTTTTTAGGTATAGTTAGACTTTATTCTGGGAATAAATAGTTCTGGCGACTGTCCCAGCAGACACTTACGAAGACGCTAGAGCAAACCCTTTCGTAAGGAGGTACTAAAGTGGCACAGTCAACCTTTTCTGGCCCAGTCCGATCTCTTGCAGGTTTCATTAGTGCTGGTTCATCCAGCGTAGTTAGTTTAACCGCTGACACTTCTTTAACCGTAGCAGCTCACGCAGGAAAACTATTGTTATGTAACGACGCAGATGGCAAATTTACCCTGCCTTCTATTGTTACTACTACACCGGGAGATTCTACAGATCCCAATCAAACCAATAACTTGGGTGCAACTTTTACTTTTTTGGTAATTACTGCAGCTACAGACATGGATATTTTAACTGACGGCACAGACAAATTTGTCGGCGGCCTTTATTTAGGCAAAAGCGATGCAGCAGGAAAGACTTTCTTTTCTGGGTCATCTAACGACGTTATTACAATGAACGGCAGCACTAAAGGTGGGATTGCTGGAACCGTGGTCACAGCGTATGCAGCGGCCAGTGCTAAATACGTTGTTTCAGGAACTGTTCTTGCTTCCGGCACGGTTGTCACTCCATTTGCTGACGCATAAAGGAGGTAATTTATGGCAGGATCAGATGTTAAAGCTGTTTTTATTACGGCTGACACGCAAGCCTTAGATGCCGATGGGATTTCAACTGCTGCTGCTGTGGGTAACAACGCTAATTTAACGATTGGCGGTGCGCTTGCTGATAGTGGCAGTTGCACGTTTAGTTCAGGACGAGTAGTTACTATTTTGTCTGCTGGTGATGATTCTGGAATTTCTTTTACAGTCACAGGAACTGATGTAAATGGAGATTCCCAAACAGAGTCAATTACTGGTGCTAACGCGGGAACTGCAACGGGATCAAAGTATTTTAAAACCGTTACAGCTATTGCAGCCGTAGGCGATCCAGCGGGTGATGTTTCGGCAGGAATTAATAATTCTGCGGCAGACGTTATATTTGCAGGAAGGTCAAGGCTAAAGGGAGCTTATATTGTTAACTCCGGTACTGCAGGAACCATTGATTTTTTAATCACTTCTCCTACAGGAACCAGTACGATGAAAATTGGCACCGTAGCTAGTGCAACCGCAACTCGGGATTTAGTTATTCCAGAAGAGGGCGTATTGTTTACGGCGGGTGTGTACATACAGTATACGCAATCGACTTTTACTACTATGACAGCATTTCATGCGTAATAAGGCCAAAAGCCGGGAAAAGTCTAAACGAAAAATTGCAAGAGGATGTGGAAAGGTTTTACCCAACCGACGTAAACGGACGTTACACACATGAATCTTTTGCGCTTTCGTACAGGCCAAGAAAAACTTATTTGTGATGAAATAAGGGCTTGGTCTGCCTATGCCTTGGAAAAAGACATAGGGGATCTTCCCGCTTGTCCTTATGCCAAAGCTTGCTGGGATTCAGAACGTATAGAAGTTGTTTTTAAGAAAGCTAAAGATAAACTTCCTTTGTACATTGTACTGTCTCAGTTTGATGATGCTTATGACGTTGTGGTAGTTGTAGATTTAGCCTATGAACCCGCCGATGAGTTTCATGAGAACGTGAACACTTTGAATGAAAACATAGCCGAAGGAATGTTTATTCAAAAAGATTTATGGCTTATGGGCTTTCATCCTGATGACGATGCTGTTAGTTCTATTGATGATGGCACTTTTAAAAGTTTTAATGATGCCCCCTATGCTATGTACTTTGTTCAAAGGTTGAGCAAGCTACAGGAAGCTTCGGATAAGTTGAAGCCGCTGGGATATTATCAAAAGTATTTTGATGACGATGCGGATCTTCAACAGGCGTTTAAGTTAAGAGAATCTTTTTATAGGAAATTGGAATATGGACGATAAACTTACAAATCTCCACAAACTGGATGCAATGGGTAAATACCCAAGCCCCGGGAAAAGTCCTGTTAAGCTAGGATCTGTTTCTAAAGGTAAAGGTAAGCCTAAAGGTATGCGCGGTGGGGGCATGGTTAAGAAGCACGACAAGAAAGGCGGGTAGGGCTTAACTTATGGCTCTTTCTGGTTCAGTAAATTTTGAGCTTGATGTAGCTGAGTACATAGAGGAAGCGTTTGAGCGTTGTGGCTTGGAACTTCGCACGGGTTACGATTTAAAAACAGCTCGTCGTTCTTTAAACATTCTTTTGGCTGATTGGGCTAACAGAGGTCTTAATCAGTGGACTATAGAGCAGACCTCTATCACGTTAGCGGATGGCATAGCTAATTATCCCGGGGGGACTCTTACCATGTCCGTAGGAGCCTCTGGAAGTTTTTCGGTAGCAGAAACTATTACGGGTGGAACAAGCGGAGCTACGGCAAGTATTACAAGCAAGCCTTCTAGCAGTTCTTTTGCTATTACTTTGCCTTCGGGCACGTTTAGTAACGGAGAAACTATTACTGGCGGCACAAGCGGAGCCAGCACTACTTTATCTGCTGCTGTAGACCTTACGAATGTGCAAGCCACTATTGATATATTGTCTGCAGTTGTTACAAGAGATGGCACTGATTTTCAAATTACTAGAATAAGCCGTGGTGATTACTTAGCTATTCCAAATAAAACGCAAAGTAGCCGCGCTAATCAATTCTTTTTAGATCGTCAAATTACCCCAGAATTAAAGTTGTGGCCTGTTCCTGATAGTAGCTCAGATGTAGTTAAGTTTGACCGATTGGTTCGGATGGATGATGCAGACGGTTACACAGACACAATGGAAGTACCTTTTAGGTTTTATCCTTGTTTGACTGCTGGTTTAGCGTATTACCTTGCTATGAAACGTAATCCAGCAATGATTCAAATTTTAAAATCAATATACGAAGAAGAGATGCAAAGAGCTATTGAAGAAGATCGAGATCGTGCATCCACTCAAATTTCTCCAACTTATGATTATTACAGGGTCTAAAGATGGCAAGATTTGCTTCAGCAAAAAACGCATACGGAATTTCTGATCGATCTGGTTTTCGCTATAAGCGAGAACGCATGAAAAAAGAATGGACCGGAGCTTTAGTTGGTTGGGACGAGTGGGAGCCTAAACAACCGCAACTGTATCCCTACCCTAAAGTGGATGACCCTCAAGCTATTTTAAACCCCCGACCAGACCGTAATGAACCTTTGGTTGTTTCTGTTGGAGTACCTACTCCTGAAATTAACCCCTTTGTTCCTTTAATAAACGTTGGTCAAGTAGGGGTGGTAACGGTGGTGACTACATGAGTTTTACTTACGCGACACTTAAAACAGCTATACAAGACTATTGTGAAACGACAGAAACTACGTTTGACAACAATTTAGCTCTTTTTATAAAAGAAGCGGAGGAACGGATATTAAAAAACG